AGGACAGGCGCGTGGGAACGCGTCCAAACTTTTTTGGGGCGGCCGATGTTCGACGAATCGACCCCGCCACCCGTCGGTGGGGTGGGGGAGGGGCGCGGACCCTTCGTTTTTGCAACTTTGCCGGAGCCATGAACGACAGACAGAAAGCGGCGGAACGGGCATTGTTGCACGAACTCCGACAGGCCGGACACCTCCACGACATCGACACAATGTTGGTTCGTGTTTGCGCCTGTGTTTGGGTCGAAATGTTGTCGTTGCAACAGTTCGTGAACCAAAAGGGGACCACCTATGAGGTGGTGGGGCGCTCCGGCGATGTCTACACGAAACACCGTCCCGAACACCAACAGTTGGTGGAGGCCCGCGGCCGCCTGTTGACTCTGTTTCGCGAATTGGGAATGTCTCCGGTCAGCCGAAACAAAGTCCAGGCAGAAATCGAGGAATTGGACGAAATCGCAACATTGAAGGCGCTTCAAAATGGAACATGAGGCCCACCAATACGCGTTGGACGTTCAGTCCGGCGACGTGGTGGCGTGCGAAATGGTCAAATTGTCCGTGGCCAGGTATTTGTCGGACCTCGACAACCCGGCGTTTGTTTTTCAGGAGGCCACCGCCCGCACCTACATTGAATTTTTCCGGCGCTGTCTGACCCATACGGTGGGCCAATATGCCGGGAAACCGTTTGAACCGTTGCCATGGCAACAATTCATTTTGTGGAATTTGTATGGCTTCCATTTGCCTGATGGTCGCCGCCGCTTTAATTATTCCTATATCAGCGTGGCCCGCAAACAGGGAAAAACCACCCTAATGGCGGGAATGGCATTGGCCGCCATGATTCTGGACGACGAAATGTCGGCGGAGATTTATTCCGCGGCCACCAAACGGGACCAATCCCGCATTGTGTTTGATGAGGCCAGGCGAATGGTTTTGTCTTCCGGTTTGCTCAAAAAGTATTTGAGCGCCGGACGGCACGAAATCACATCAAAAAAGACATTTGGCCGCTTCACTTATTTGAGTTCGGACGCGAACACGTTGGACGGGACCAACCCACATTTGGCCATCATTGACGAATACCATGGACACCCCAACGATGAGGTGGCCAACGTCATTCGGTCCGGCATGCAGGCCAGGAAAAACCCGCTTCACCTGACCATAACAACCGCGGGCCTGAACAAAAATGTTCCGTGTTACAAACTCCACCGGACATGCGCGGAGATTCTCCGGGGCATCAAATCGGACCCGGCACAATTCGCCATCATGTACGAATTGGACGAAAGCGACGAAAACGAATGGACCAACCCGGCCGTGTGGCCTAAATCCAACCCGTCGTTGGGTCACACCATAACCGAAACGGCATTGTCGAAACAATGCCAACAGGCGGTGAACCTGGGTGGTTCGACAGAAATTGAGTTCCGGACCAAACACCTGAATGTTTGGACCTCACAGGCCAAAACATGGATTCCGGACAGGCTGTGGACCGCGTGTCAATCCGATTTGGAACCGTCCGGGCCGTGTTATGGGGGAATGGATTTGGCGTCGGTGTCCGACCTCACCACCGTGGTGTTGATTTGGCCGGAGGCCGGACGCGTAGTCGTGCGCGGTTTTTATTGGTTGCCGCGGGACACCTACGACGCCGTGTTGGCCTCAAATCCGGGCCATATTTTCCGGGAGTTCGCCCAATTGCCCAACTTTATTCTGACAGACGGGAACGCCACCAATTACGACAGTATCCGGCGGACGCTGTCCGGTGTCCATCTTTTGGATGGCCAGGTGCAACACGACCCGGACAACCTCATGGTCCGGCACGACATCAAAAAAATTGCGTTCGACCGCTACAATTCAACACAAATTGCAATCAATTTGGTGGATGACGGCGTGCCAATTGCGCCGTTTGGACAGGGTTTTGTGTCCATGAGTCCGGGAACCAAACAATTGGAAATTTTAATACGAACAGGGAAATTGGCTCACAACGGGGACCCAGTTTTGCGGTGGTGTCTGCAAAATGTGACGTTGAAAACGGACCCGGCGGGCAACATAAAACCAGACAAATCGAAATCGTCTGAAAAAATCGACGCTATTGTGGCATTGGCCATGGCTGTTGGCGAACACCTCCGGGCGGAACCCGGATTGGACCCGGACACGTTTCGGGTGGTTTCGTTGTAAGTTTGTGCCGGATTCGCTGTTGTAGTGTTTTTCCGTTGTTTGTTGGCGGCCAACCCAAATGTGGGTTGGTCGTCCTATTTTCGGCCCTATGTCGTGGCTTTCAAATTTGTTTGGGGTCCCGGTCCGGACCAGGGTTGGGAAATATGACGCGGACACCATCGCCGCGGAGGTTGGAATTATGCAACACGGCGGTGGCCCTGTAAACATCACAGAGACCACGGGCCTGGCCGTTGCGGCGGTTTACGCCTGTGTCTACAAAATCGCCACCACCATTGCATCCCTGCGGTTGGAGGTGGTCACCAAACAGGGCCGAAACCGTGTTGTGGATGAGTCCAACCCGCTCCATGTGCTGTTGACCAGGGAGGCGAACACGGATTGTTCGTCGTATGAATTTTGGGAGGGCATCACGGCCCATGCGGTCATGTATGGGGCCGGGTTCGCGTACATCGAACGGAACGAACGTGGGGAGCCTGTGGGCCTCCGCCCGTTGGCCAATGACGACGTGGAACAGAAACGGACGAAAGACGGCCAAATGTTCTATTCCGTGCGCCGCATGGGCGACGTTTTGCCGGAACACATTTTGCACATCTCCAACCTGTTTGGCCTCTCACCAATTCGGTTGCACCGCCAAAACATTTCGTTGTCCATGGCGGCCAAACAGTACGGAAACGAATTTTTTGGGAATGGCGGGCAAATGACGGGCATCCTGGCATCGGACCAACCCATGTCCGCCCAACAAATGGAGACCATGCAACAATCGTGGAACCAATCCGCCACATCGGCGGGGACGAAGTTGCTTCCATTTGGGTTCAAATACACGCCTGTCTCGGTCCCGCCTGAACAAATCGCGTTCATTGAAACGCAGAAATTCCAGGCGGAGGAAATCGCCCGAATTTTCAATGTCCCGCCCGCGCTTATTCAGTTGGAGAGCCAAACCACCTACAACAATGTGGAACAACAAACATTGATGTTCCGGAATAACCTGTTGCCCTGGGTGAATCGAATTGAAATGGAATGCCGACGAAAGTTGGTCCCCGTGTTCAACAGGGACACCACGGAAATTCGTTTTAACATGGGAGACCTTTTCCGGTCCGACATGGACACGCGTTCCAAATTCTATTCGGAGGGCATTTCCCATGGTTGGCTAACAATCAATGAGGCCCGCGAACGTGAGGGTTTGCCAATTGTTGAGGGTGGCGACGAACCGTTGTGCCAAATCAACCAAATTGGCCTTTCACAAATGGGCGAATATTCGCGCAAAGTGTCTGCGGATGCCGTGGAATGACTATCCCCAGGCCATGACGAACAACGCCCGGCGCGGTCGGGAGTTGAACAAAAAACATGGCATGAAATGCGCCACCGCTGTTGGTCGGCGCACGGGGGCCATATTGGCCGCGGGTGGGACCCTGTCCAACGCCCGCGTCCGTCGAATGTACGCGTTCCTCTCACGGGCGGAGACGTATTACAACCCGTCCGATTCGTCGGCATGTGGCACAATTTCATTTCTTTTGTGGGGTGGATTGGCCGCGAAACGGTGGGCCAAATCAAAAGTTGCAGAAATGGACAAACGAAACGAACAAATGGTTGTCGAACTCCGGAACAAATACGGGGAGGATGTCGAGGTGCGGACCGCAGAAATTCGGGCGCACGAATCACAACAAATGGTGGTGGAGGGTTACGCCTCCGTTTTTGATTCGGTGTACAACATCGGGTTCGACGAAACCGTGGACCGTGGCGCATTCGACAACGTCCTGGATGACGACGTGCGGTTTTTCTTTGACCATGGGGGAACCCCATTGGCCCGCACGAAAAATGGGACGTTGCAATTGAGCGTGGACGAAACGGGCCTTCACTACAGGGCCGAATTGAACGACACGACCGCGGGCCGGGATTTATTCGCCGCCATCCAACGCGGCGACGTCTCGGAATCTTCGTTTGCCTTTATCATTGAAAAGGAACAGCGGGACGCCGCCGGAGTCCGCCACATTGAAAAGGTCGGCCGCCTCCTGGACTGTTCGGCCGTCTCATATCCTGCCAGCCCGGCAACCTCCGTGGAGAGCAGGACCAAAAAAGAAATTGAAACACAACCGCAAACAACTAAATTGCGGCAAAATCACACCGACATGGAATTGGGAAAAATGACCGTGTCCGACCTCAAGGCCAAACGCGGCCAATTCTCGGACGAATTCAACGCATTGGCCGCCGGGATTGAGGCGGAAGGCCGCACCGCCACCCCGGCGGAGGCCGAACAGCTGAACCACCTGGACAAAGAGGTGGAGCGCCTCGACAGCTACATTGAGACACGCGAAAAACAGGCCAAACAGGCCGCCCGCATGGCTCATGTTGGCACGGTGAGCAACAGCGAACAGAAAGAGGTTCGCGCCATCAATCAGCGGTTCAGCCTGTCCCGCGCCATCACTCATGTGGCCAACGGCCGTCCCCTGATGGGTGCGGAACTGGAATGGGCCATGGAGGCCCAACAGGAGGCCCGCGGAAGCGGTCTCCGGATGGAAGGCCAAATTGGTGTTCCCACGTTCGCCGTTGAACAGCGGACCGCGGACGATTTCCAATCCGGCGGAAGCGGTGCGGGTTTTGTGCCGGAGGTCGTGCCGACGGCAATTGACGCCCTGCACACCCCGTCATTCATTGAGCGTTTGGGCGTTCAGTTCATCAACGCCACGGGAAATATTCAAATGCCCCGTGTGTCCACCCGTCCGGGTGTGACCCAGGAAGGCGAGGTGGACACCGACGCCAATTCTGCCATGGACATTGACGAGGTCAGCCTGACGCCAACCCGTTACGCCGCCAAAACGAAGTACAGCAAACAATTGCTGATGCAGGGCGGTGCGGAGGTCGACACCTTCATTGCGCGGCAAATCATCAACGCGCACAACCGCCAAATGGATTCCACGGCGTTGGCCATTCTGACGTCCACCGCGGCCACGGACATTGCCGGGACGACCACGTCCGGGATGTACAACGACCAAACGGCCACCGAATTTGTGGAGGCCACCCTGTTTGCCATGGAATCGGCGTTGGTTGGAACGGACACCGATTTTGGCAATGTCCAGGTGGTCGTCGGTCCGCGTGGCCTCCAGGCCATCCGTGACCTGTCCGCAACCGGAGCCGGAGGGGATGCCCTTTACAATGGAACCACCCTCATGGGTTACAACGTGACCAAATCCGGTCGTGTAACGGAGGGCACGGGCGTTTGTACCATTCTGGTGGGTAACTTTGGCCAGGCCCTTATTGGGGCCGCGTTCGGACCTCTGGACGTCCTGGTGGACCCATATTCGAGCGCGTCCACGGCTCAAATTGCACTCCACACCAACAAATGGTTCGATG